TGCCCAAATTAAATTAACTGTAGTATTGACTGCATATCCAGCAAGACTAGGAATAACAAGTGTGTTGGCATAATCATATGCAGCTTGTCCAACATTGTATGCTGTGTTTGCTTTAGCAAATGCACTAGCCGCTTGATTATTTGCTATAGCAGCATTAGTTGTAGCAGTATTTGCTTGAGCATATGCTAAGTTTGCGCTATACCACGCAGAGTTTGCAGTAGAGTATGCAGTATTAGTAGTTGACCAGATCGTATTAACAGTTGTATTGACTGCATATCCCGCATTATTTGCGGCAGTAATTTGTCTTGTACCATCTCTAAATGTAATACCAGAATTTGCATATGAAGTGTTGGAGAATAATAATCCAGTAGAATCAATACTTGCAGATAATGATCTTTGTGCTGCGCCAATTGGACTAGTATAAAAGTTTATAATAGAACCAATAGTATTTGAAGTATAGTTTTCTTTTGCAACAAATTCTATACTATGAGGACTTCCTCCAGTGTTAACTGTGAGATAGTTTGGCATAGAATATCCAATAGCACTAAGTCTAAAGAGTACATCTCCAGCTTGTGTATTGGTTGGCGACGCCGCGGTTCCTCTTGCACCACGACCAGTAACGCTAGATGATCCAGTTGCATAACTATTTCCAAATCCGTCTAATGTTATCTTACCAGCAAGATTGTCATTCCCAGTAATATGCAACATATTACCAGCACCACTAACTACTTGATACCTTCCGTCACTACTACCTACAATATTAACGGCTCCAGCATCTTGTAAAGGAATGTTTGGAACATTAACTTGAACACGACCATTTCTGTTAATAGAAAAACTATTAAATCCATTAGCAGTATTTACTTGTATTGCACGATTGAATACAACATTTGCTGTTGCACCAATAGTACCAACAATCATATCTCTTGCATTATTAGCAATTTTTATTTGGTTGTCTACAAGTGTGAATTCGCCAACTTCAAGACCAGCACCACCTTTGATGTAGAAGTTTCCGTTCTTTGCGCCAAGTGCTTGGTCATTACCTAAAGTTTCATCTTGAACGTAGATTGTTCCTGCGCCTAGCCAAATCTCTTTAAATCGTTTTCCTGGAGTTCCTAGCGACCATACGTTTGTTGTATATGGAATAATATCTGCATGAGGAACAATGTGTCCACCAGAACCAGGATTCAATGTGATATCAGTATTTGCAAATGTCGAAATTGACAATCCAGCATTGACAATTTGTCTAGCAAAAGTCAATACGGTATTGGATGATGGGATTGGTGCTGATGGAGCAAAATTTAAATTCGTTATAATTACGTTTGCATTTGCACCAGCGCCGACTGCTAGAATTGCGCTATTACTTGGAATTGCAGCTCCACCAACAATGTCTCCAACTTGTAAAGATATTGCTGGAACATTTTTTAATTGATATACCGCGTAAGGTACACCAGTAATACCATTAGTTAATCCATAGTCACCAATGTTAATGCTTGCAGTATTTCCGTGATCTAAAACTGTATTTAAATTTTCATTTAAAATATTAGCAATAATAACACCAGAACCACTTAGTAGAGAACCAACAGGAATGTTTACTTCTCTTACTGAGATTGCATTGTTAGTTGTATTACCTCGAGTGGTAACAGAGTCTAGTGTTTCTATATTTGATGATGCAACATTTACAACATTAGTTCCTGTAGGACCAAATTCAACCCAAATAGGATATGAAGTATTTCCAAAATTATAATAAACGAATCCATTATCTGTGTTAGCCCAAAGATCGTTTATATTTGCGGTTGTTGGTGCTGTGTTCTGATGAAACGTATATGTCTTACTATTTGCTAAATCAAAAGCAAGATTCGCTTGATAATATGCGCTATTAGCTTGTAAGTATGCTGAGTTTGCTGTATACCAAGCAGTGTTTGCTCTTGTTCTAGCAAATAAATCTATTGTTCCACCACTACCTCCAGTTTGTTGAACAAAGACAAACTTTTTTGTTGATTCATTATAAGATAAAACATAACCATCAGTAATACTATCTCTATCAACGTCATCTAAGTAGCGTAGATTAACTTCACCGCCACCATGAGATCCGCCTCCGAATCCTTGACCGATGATTGCATTAACTTTATTTTTGTATTGATTTACATCCTGTAGTAGAAACTCTTTGAATTTGTTGACTTGCTCTTCTACTACTCTTACATCAGCATCTTGTCCTGGATCACCTTTTTCACCTTGTGGACCTTGCTCTCCTTGAGGTCCTTGTGCACCCGCTGGACCAATGTCTCCCTTTTCGCCTTTTGCTCCTTGTGCGCCAGGCTTTCCATCTTTTCCTTGTGCACCATCTTTACCATCAACACCATCTCTACCGTCTAAGCCGTCGCGTCCAGGTAAGCCATTGATTCCATCGCGACCATCTTTTCCAGCAGGACCATCTTTACCGTCTACTCCAGCAGGACCTTGAATTCCTTGCTCACCTTGTATGCCCTGCTCACCGCGATCACCTTTGTCGCCCTTGTCACCTTTCTCACCACGTTCGCCTTTTGGTCCAGTAGCGCCCAAGTATCCTTGAGGACCAACTTCACCAGTATCGCCTTTTTCACCTTGTGGACCCTGTTCGCCAGTGTCGCCCTTTGGACCAGCTGGACCTTGAGCACCAGTCTGACCAATGAATCCACGAGGACCAACGACACCTCGTTCTCCTTGTGGACCTTCGACATACTCAACGAGAGTTTTCTGTTCTTTACTTTTTTCTTCAACGAAATTAAAAAATTCTTTTTTTAATTTCTCAATTTCTTTTTTAGTATAAGCAACTGATGTTGCTACAGAAAGTGCTTCGCTAATAATATCCTTTTGCGAATTACTCTTTGTTGTCACCCTTTGCCTCTTCGACTAAAGTATCAAAAAATCTTGTCATTGATTTTGATAGTTCTTTTTGATCGGAATCGTCAAAATCTCTTTCATACTCTTCGCCTTTCACTTTAATATTGACTTGATGGGATGTTGGTGCTGGTGGTGCTTCTTGGGGAATTTCTTCCTGAGGAGGAGCATTCTCTTCTTGCTCTGCAGTTTCTTCTTCCATTTCTTTATCAATTTCTTTAATATCTTCTTCGCTTTGTTGCAACACTTTAGTACGAATATGACGAATAGAGAAATATTTTCCAACAAATGGATCGATTGCTTCTAACAATCCTAATCTTTCTTTTAGAATTTCAGCATCTTTAAGTTCTGCAAAATGCAAATCTGATTGATAATCATAAGAAATTTCTTCTTTCATTTGTTGCCATTCTTTGCGAGTACAAATGCCCTTTAGCAACAATTGTGTTTCAAGCATTTTGTCAAATAAATGTGAAAATCTCAAACGCAAACGATTGACAAATTTTGAAAACTTTAATTCATCCCTTGTGATTTCTGACGCTCTACCTAAAGAGAATCCATTTTCTGTATCTAATCTTGAGATAGGAACATTCAATGATTTAAATACTTTCTTTTGAAAATATAGAACATCATCAATTTCGCCTAGATTTTGACCACCTTGAAGAGTTGTGATTTCAGTGCCCCTACCACCTTCTCTTCTTGGAAGCCAGAAGTCTTCAAGCATAGTTTGGAATCTTCTATCGTCGCGAATCTCTCCAGTCTGTGCATCATATACAATCTTGTTCTTATATCTTTGCATAATGTCGCGAAGATATTCTTCAGCTTTCATTTTTGGTAAATTGCCAACATCAATATAAAAAATTCTACGCTCTGGTGCTCTTGAAATTCTATAGATAACCGTAGCATCTTCAAGCATTCTCAATTGATTTAATGGCTTAATTGCTTTATGTAAATGTGAAATAATTACTTTGCCATCTTTATCTGTGATACCAGAATTTGTATAACAAACAGCATCAGCAGCGATTTTGATTCCTTGAGATCCATCTCTAGCAAAACCCTTGTCCGAATAGATGAAATATTCGACATAGTTTTGTGAAGGAAGTGCATTCGCATTAATTAAATTTTTATCTCTCTTTAATTCTCTAACTTTGCGAATCTTTCTTGGATCAATATATCGAACTTCTTTTAATCCAGTTCTAGGATTCTTTTCATCAATGACCATGTGATAGTAAAGTCTACCATCAACATACCATCTACGGAAAATATCATATCCTTGATTATTGAAATCTAAAAGTTTCATAATGAAATGATATTCATCACGAATTTTCTTTTTAATCGATTCTGGTTGTTCTAATTTATCTAAGACAATTTGAACTGGATAATCGCCATGTTCAAAAACTAAAGATTCATTTACAATATCTTCAATTGCAGCATCACATTCTGGCTGAAGTGCCATTTCACGATATTTTTTAATTAAATCGGCATCAGTTCTAATTTGACCTTCTAAATCAATGTATGTACCGTATACTCCACCTCCAGCTACGGATACTGATGCATCGTCATCATTAGCTGGAACAAAAGATTTTAATTTTTCTGCATCGGCATCATCTTTACCGATCTTGTATCCAAAAAGTTTTATGGCCATTTTTTATTCCTAAAAAACGAATGGGGGCGTAATAGCCCCCATCCTGACACTATTACGCATCTATTTATGTATGCGTAAAATTCATATTGGAATGAATGATATTTATTTTATATTAGGCAATCTGAGCAGGTACGTTAATTTTATCATTTTCCGAAATCGCTGGTGCATCGGCATCAATATTCGATGCAATATCGCCAAATAGAACGTGATTATACATGAATGTAACCGTAAACTCTTGAATTGCATCAGTTGTATCATATGATAAATCGATTGCAGAAACATCTGTAGGAAATGCATCAATCAACATATATCTGCGACTTACTTTACCATTAATCTTATAGTGTGCAATTTCAATTGGCACTTTATAATCAATAGATTGTGTAGTACGAATATCTTCTTGAGCATTTGGATTATTGATATATGCTACCCATCTATCAAACGCTTTACGCATTAATTGCTTATTGTCGTTAACAATTGTTACTGTCCAGTCACCATAAGTTCTATCACCAGGAAGTTTAATTCTTCTTCCTCTATATGGAACTTCAATAATACCAACTGTCAATGCTGGAATCGCTGCTGATTTACATAGAATTAAACTATTTTGAAAAGTAGGACCACCACCAGCAACACCTGTAGGCAAGTTCATGTTTATTGAAAATAGATTTGGCTTTGCACCAGCATCTAGTGCTGCTCTAAAATTTGAGATGTTAAAAAATCCGGCCATGATTATTCCTTATATTTGATATTTTTATTATAGTTCAGTATAAACAAAATAATCGTATGACCAAGTGCATGTAAATTCTTCAAGTGTATCTGTAGAGTCATATGATAAATCAATTGTCGAAATATCACTAGGCCATGCATTTCTTAATTCACATTTATATACTGCAGTTCCGCTCAAATCGTATTGTGTTACTGTGACAGTTTGAAAATCTGTATCTTTAGCACCAGTTTTTGTTGCATAAGCATTTGTATTTCCAAGGTTAGTTGGAGCATACGCTCTTTGCAAATCTTCTAGTGCTTTTCTAATTTTCTGATTCTGATCAGACATAACTGTTGTTGTCCAATCAGAAAAAGTTCTGTCTCCAGCAATTTTATAGCGTCTTCCAGCGATAAAGGGAATATCAATAGAACCTAAAGTCGATCCAGGAAGTGACGCCGCTTTACACAAGTATTGAAAGTCTTGTTGTAAAGCATTATCAATTCCCGGAATAATTGGAAGAGTCACTGTGAATAGATTTGATCTGGCTCCAGTCTTAACCGCTTGTTTTAATTGTTCTAGTGTGCTAAATGCCATTTTCGTTCTCCGTTGTGTTTATATAATATATTTATTGACCAGTCACTTCGGTGAATGAAACAGATCCTGCAACAGAAACGAAATTAAGCTGAACGAAGTTAACAGAACGAATTGGCTGAATGTAAATGTCACAAACAAATTCGCTATTGTTTACAACAGTAGCTGGATTGTTTCTTTCGTCACAAACTACGCTAAATGCTGTAATACCTCTTCTAGCTTGAACACTTCTTAGATAAGGAACAATCAAATTAACAAATGATGCTCTTGTTTGTTCGTCGTTTTGATCAAACAATACTGAGTTAGCTGCATCAGAAATTGTTCTTTGAATTTCAATAAACAACTTACGAACGTTTAGTCTATTTGTAGATGTAGGCTTTGTTGTGAAAGTCTTATCACCGAATAGAACTGTGCCACGACCAACTTGTGTGAAGATTGGATTTACTGCAGATTTATAAAGAGCATCACGATCTTCTTGACCTGGATTATATGCTAGTTTAACTAGATTTTGGATTCCGCCATTTGTATATCCGGCAGGAGATAACCAAGGATCTCTTACCGCATCATTTCTAGCGATAATACCAGCAACGTCAGCATTCAATGGAACATATGCATATGCGTCATTGTATTTGTCATATTGATACTTCCATCCACTATCTGCAACAACATATGTTGAGCGTGTGATTGTATCTGCCCACGATAAAATCGATGTTGCTTCAGCACCAGGATTGTTAACAACGTTTGCTCTTAGTGGAGAAATACATGCAACAACGTCTTTTCTATTTTCTGCGACATCGGAAATGATTCTATTCACAACAGAAGCATTTGCTTGACCAGCAATAATTACAGAAACTGGAACTTCTTGCTTGTTAGAAAGTTTCCCATAAGATGTGATACGGTCGCCATCTTGAATTGTGTTGCTATCAGCACCACCAGCTAAGGAATATGTCTTTGGCTTTGTGACTGCTGTGTATGTAACGCCTGCTCCAGAAGTAACGAATGCATTGCCCCAGTTGGTTCCCGCATTGTCGTGTGCTGCCCACCAAATATATTTCGAACGATCATTGACGACAGTCTTATAATAGTTTGTGCCACCATTGTCTGATCTAGCATTAGAACCTTTTGAAAGGTATGCATACTTTTCTAGAACTGAACCAGCTGTACCTGTGATATCGCCTTCTTCGTCAACAATTGCAATATGCAATTCATCATTTGTTGCACCCTGTGCTGCAGCCATTGTTGATGTTCCTGGAGCAGAATCAAACTCGCTATAGTATTCCCATCTACGAGTTGCTGATGCAGCTGTTGCACCAGTCAAGTGTGCTGTTGACAAGCTAAACGCAGTAGCATTGATTGTGTTAGAAACTCTAATTGTACGACCGTTTAATGTAACATAGTCACCAATTGTTAGTTCTGTATTAGCTGCAGAGCCAGCGCCGATAACTAATGTTCCACCAGCAGCAACTGTGAATGTTCCTGTTAGCGAAGAAGACCATGCATTAGCACTAGCGCAAATAGAAACTTTAAGAGAGTTTCCTAATGCGCCAGCATATTTTGCCATCCATGGTCCGACGTTAAACGATGCTGTGTTTTGATAAACGTCAATATTCTTAACTAGAACACCAGTACCGGATGTACCAGAACCAGTTGTTGCTTCAGCAGTAGCATTTAATGGTGTGTTTGCTGTTCTAACAACAAATAGTTGATTAGAATATCCTAGATAGTTTGCTGCTGAAAGAAAATCGACAATGTTTGTTGCATTTGGTTTTCCAAATTGAGCAACCAAGTCAGTTTCAGAAGTTACTAATGTTGGATATTCAATTGGACCCCAACGGAATTGACCAGCGAATCCGCCAGCTGTTGAAACTGTTGTTTGTTGTGACGCAACCAAATCCTGTTCGGTGATTTTGATTCCTGGTGAAATTAAACTAATAGCCATTGAATTCTCCTTGTTTTATAATAATTTTATAATTTTGCGAGTTTACTTCAATTTATTTATAAAAATTCACTTTTGTGTGTGCTTGTCGTTTCCCAAACCTGCCCACCAGAATCAACGAATTGTGTGTCCTCTTTACCATTATTTATAAATCCAAATGGTGCAATCTCATCTTCAATCATTTTAATTCTAGCATTGTATAATTCTTTTCTAATGTTTGTGTTTGTTAGTTCTTTAAAATAAGAGTTAGTTGTTAGCCATGCAAATAGCACTAAAGGCATGACTAGATCATCATGATATCCTTCATCAGCAGCAAAACTATCACGTTTTTGAATAAATGTTGAAATTTCTGAAATTGTGTCTGCATCATTGATTAGAAGTTTCTTTTCTTCAAGCATCGATTTAAAGTTTGAACATCCAATACGCTTTACTTTTTTATCTGTTACTACGCCAAGTTGTGTTTTGCCGCCACCAAATCCACCATTAACAACTTGCCCATTAGTTGTTCTGGAAACTGATATGACATTCTCATATTCATATTCACTATAAAGAATATCTGCGACTTGTTCTGAAGTATTAATTTCTATTAAGACGTATGCTTCATTATATTCTTTACCGACTTTGTTTATGATTGATGGATAAAGCAATGGACTAATCTCATTGTTTCTATACTTGCCAACCATTCTATAAGGCATTTTTGTAATATCTAAAATAACGAATGCTGAATAGTCTGCTCCAACACCCTTTGCTGTATCTGCGACAATAACATAAGAATGATCTTTTTCTACTTTTTCATATATATCTAAACCATCTTTTGAATAGATTATTTGATTAGCTGACATTTGACCAATTGTACCAGAAGAAATCAAAGTCATGCTTGATCCAAGAAAGTTGCATAGAACCTCTTGATTAAATTTAATCTCGCCTAATAATTTTCTTTGTGTATCTGCCCATTCCTCATCACGACCTGGAATTTCCCAATACGGAATGAATAGATTCACGAACCCATTTCTACAATTTTCGGCATCATTCCAGAATTTCCAGAAATGATTATATCCTAAAGGAGTTGATGACAATAGAATCTTTGTAGTTTCACCAGCGGAGATTGTTGGATAGACTGACGTAAAGAATTGTTCCGCAATGTTATTTGGTATGATTGCTGCTTCGTCAACATATAACATGTTTACGGATTTACCACGAATACCTGATGCACTTGTTGCAGCAGTAAACACTATAGATCCATTCTCTAATGCAATATCTCCTTTGTTCCAAGTAGTAACGCCTTGTTGTAACCACTTAGGAAGATTTTCATACATAATTTGATAACGATATAAAACTTCTCTTGCTGCACTTGCTTTGTTTGCAAGAATTGCTACAGTCTTGCTTGATTGAAATAGAGTGTACCAAAGAATGTATGCGGCAGATGTTGTTGTCTTGCCTTGTTGTCGACCTTCCATGAGAATGATTTTTCTATTCTCATGAATTATTTTTACTTTTTTCTTTTGACATTCATAAAGTTTGAATGATTGAAGTCCATGATCAAGCGTGACAATTTTACAATATGTTTCTATAAAATATATTGGATCGCTCACACATTTTAAATATTCTTCAACTTCTCCTCTACTAAAATTGATCTTTACATTAGATGCTTTTAGTAAAGAATTTCCCAAATACGACTTTGGCGTTTCATTCATTTTTAGAATTAATAAGTTTTTGTAGTTCCGCAGTACTACCAACAAATAGAGAATTATTTGTTACATTTTGAGGTTGCTGCTGCAATGGCAAATCTTTGCCTTTAGCTTCTCTTACTTTTTTGCTTAGTTCGATCAAATCTTTATTTGTATCTGAAAGAGTTTTAATCAATTGACCAATGACTTCATATGCTCTAGGTGATTCGCCTTCTTTTGCAAGAAAGATAATGTTTTCCATAGCAACTTTACCATTTTCAATTAGACCACGAAGATTGTCTCTTGCGTATTCATAATCAGAATCTACTGTTTGATGATCTTCATTTCTTGAAGGTATTACATCGATAATTGCGTCTTGTGCAATTGCTGTCGATGGGATCTCAAAAATGCTATTTAATTTTTCATCTATAGTTTTTTTCATATGCCATTAGTTGTTTCAGTAATAGTAAAAGATTCGTCTCCACTAAATGTTTGAGTGTTGACAATCGAGTTTTCAATAAAGAATCCTGTATTAACTTCAGCATTAGTAACGTACTTGAATTTATTGAGTGGTCCGAATAAATATCCTTTGACTGTGAAATTTAAATCCCAAGTTTGAACTCTACGAGACTCAAAATCACCTTCGTAAGAGTCTTCTGAATTAATGGTTGTTAATTCAATTGGAACGTCCATTGTTATACCAAGTTCTGGAAGAACTTTCATTGTCACAGTAAAGTCTGGAGTAAAGAATGGAATGATTTGCTCTACAATTTGATGACCATCTTCTGTATTCTTTACAAAAACATTTAATGTAAAATCCATATCATAAGGAACTGGAGTGTATGTATAATCGAAATCCGTACCTCCAGTATTGATTCCCTTTACAATTCTATGTGCGCTATTTAATTTTCTTTGTCCCGCATAAGTTAAATTGGTAAACTCAAATCCAAGTCTTGGAATTGTGATTGAAATTTCCCTATTCAAAGTCGGATCTGTTAAAACTCTTGTAATGAATTTTTGTTTAGGACCATACTCAATTGGAACATTAAGTGATTGTATTTTTTCGCCATTAGCATCTCTACGATCAACTTGAATTTCGTTGAATAGATTACCAAACATTAAAATATATCGTCTTAATGTGCCGTGATAGAAATCGTGACCAAACATCATAATTAGAACGTCCTAGTATCTGCAAAAGTGTTTTTCTCTGAAAAATCTAATATGTCATCCGTAATAATCTTCTGTCCAATGAATACATTGTCTGCAGAAACTTCAGAAGCAAGAACAACATTAGATTCATCAACAACATAAGTTTCATCTTCTAGTAATAATAGTGTATCATCTTCAAGCAAAGATTTTTCTGTGTTTGTGGTAGATAGACTATACTGATCTTCAATTGCATCAATTGCAGGAATATCAGTATCGATTCTTTCACTAGAGTATTCGTATCTATCACATCTCATTTCAAATGTGTAAAGATCTCCTAATTGGAAGAAGTTTTCAATATTTTCTGTGAATTTGATTTCGTACATGTATCCAAGCATTGGAATCCAAATCAAATCGCCTTCTCGAGGTCTTAGAATTCCAGAGTAATCATATCCTTGTTCCGCAAGAAAATATCCACCATCTTCTAAAAGAACATTGTATCCATATTCATTCATCATTAATGGTTTCAATGATTCAATAAATCTTTTTTGTGCAACTACAAAAGTGATTGATTCATCAATTTGCAATCCAAACTTAGAAATAAAATCTTCTTGACCCATGAAGCCGTCATAACTTTTAACATACATTTCCATTTCAAGTGCATCATCATAAATGACAGAGCCATCTTCGTTGTAAAGTTTATCTAAGTTTACATGTGTTCTTGGTAGATAGTATGCATCAACACCAAAAATCTTAATTGATTCTACAACTAATGATGTGATTAGTGACTGCTCCGATCTAATCGGAGAGTATTGATTAAAATATCTATTACGAGCCATTATCCAACCATGTCTATAACTGGTAGCGAGTAATTAGAAATCATCTCTGTTTCTAATTGATTTAGTTCATCTAATGCTTCGTCCCAAATCTTTTGTCCGTTGAATGTGATTCCTCCGGGCATTGAAATGCCTTCAAACTTTTTAAGATTTTCGCCCCATTGTTTTTTGATTTGTGCAGTACAATATCTTTGCAACCAACGATCATTGTATACATCAGTATATGTGTCCGGATCGATTTTCTTGTAACCTTCGATGATAATATATTCACCCGTTTTGACTTTAGTATCCCAAGACATATCAATGTGAAGTCTATTAATATGACGATTGAATCTAAGAGATTGTTTGCCGACGAATAGTTCTTCAGCAAGTGCAACGTTTTGAAAAGCCATGTAATAAGGAGCAAATGGTCCCGTATTGAATGAGTATAAGTCATTCAAAGAAATTTGATATCTTAGATTAAACAGATTGTTTGTAGAATAACTATCACCAATGTCAAGCACATTTCTAATTCCAATAACTTCATCTGGAATTGGAATGTACTTGTTTACTTTATCTTCGTCTGTGACTTGATGTGCTAGATAAACTTTTTCAGTTGCATCGAAATGATAATCATAATAGTATGAGAATGAGATTTCGATGCAATCCTCAATTTGCTCATCAGCAACGTTTATCTCCAAAAGAGGCGCACCCAATCTTCTTAGACAGAATTGCTTGAATTCTTCTCTTGATGCTGGTTTGCTGGTACTCATCTTTTCCCCTTATAAATTTCATGTTCTATTTATAATAAGACAAAAAATAAAAAACCCATCGAGAAGATGGGTTTTTGTCACACATTTAAAATTTAAGTATTGAAAAGTGTTGCAAATGGATTATTATATACAAGAGTTGATGCATAACCATTCGAAAGATTTGACATCACAACCAGATGTTGTTGTGATGGTCCAGATGTAAATACACTCAAATTGCTCCCCTCAAAAGCTGCCAATCCTCCAAATTCAAGTCTTCTATATGTTAATGCATATGTACTCGGATCAATTCTAAAGCAAATAAATGAATTTTGATTTGGACTGTCGGCGGTTGACGCCATCCAAGTGTTTGGTCCAATCCAACAGATCGATGCGCTCTGATTTCGACCATCCATAAAAGAAGGAATCCCAGAGGGGGTGACTAGTGTTCTGCTATTATATGCAGTATATACATATGTTCCCTGAATCGAATAGTGAATAAGAACTCCACTACTCAATTGAAATGCATTCTCACCGAAACCCCATAGTAGGTTTGTGTTATGATCAGTGAAGTTGCTCATTGTTGCATCATATACACGCAAATAATATGTGCTACTATTCACTCTATAATATCCCATTCCAGCAACGTTAACTGCCGATCCATTCAAATTCAATTGGCCATGTAAATTTACATGATAACTTGTTGATGTGTCGGAGCTGTAGTTAACGGCGCCCACAGATGATGGTGAACTTCCTGTGTAATTCCATCTATTGATCGCCGCAATGCTGCTGTTGTTATAATTATATCCACTTGACATTCCATACCAGCCACCCTGATCGGATCTACCCAAACAACGCATTGTCCCATTTCTATAATGACTTATCGCATCTTCTGCTGAGCCACTCGAAGTAATAGTGCCACTTTCATCCACAGTTGCCCATGCATATCCAAATCTATTTGTTGAGGTGCCACTCCAGCCACTATTACCAAACCACATTGTTTTTCCGCTAAGTTCATCTTGCTGCATCCATGTTGTAGATAAGCCTACCGATGTACTATTATTCAAAAACACGTTTGTTTGTGCGTTTATTGTAATTGCTCCAGTAGTAGGATTTACAGTAAATGATCTAAAGCCAATACTAGATTGAGAGGACGTCCTCATGCCAGCACTGTGGAAAAAACAATTTCCATTAGTTCCATATTTTCCTCTACCAGAGTATGCATAAGTTTGGCCGCTACTTGGTGTCCATCCACTTGGTATTGGATTAATTGTTGTATATGCCAATGCATTACTAATTGTTAGTGAAAATGTTGAACCACCAGAGACAATATTACTAGCAACATACGCTCTAACAGCCGCTGTTGTAGGAACAGTCGTATTATTGTTAGCACTAAGTGTGCCATCGGTAATGAATGATGAAATTGTTGCGCCTGTCGAGCCAGAAATATTCGCAGAAACTAATGTGCCCGTAATACCCACGTTCGCCCCATTAAACGTCAGCGCAGATCCAGTGGTCAGGACGTTGGAGCTGTTTATGTATGCTATTCCGTTGGCTGTACCACCTAAGAGTTTTAATGAATTGACGTTTAAATCAGCATATGCAAAATTGTTTGCTGATGTTGAAATCTTTGTTGTTGGTTCAGCAGAATATGACTTAAATAGTTTCCAAACACCGTCTGTAGCATCTCTAAAAAGTCCAGAATGTAGATTAGCTGCACCAGAGTTATATTGTCCAAAAATACCAATGTCAATTAAATCTGATGTATTGTTATTTGCTAATTGTAGTAGCGGATCATTGATGTTAATTTGTGTTGTACTAAGTTCTGTGTTTGAACCTAAAATGATCAAGTTTCCAGAAACATATGTGTCTCCCGCAACTCTTAAATTTTTACTAATTCCAACGCCACCAGAAACTACTAGTGTTCCATTTAAGGGTGTAGTGGAATCTATAGTTCCAGAAAGCGTTAAAACATCTGTTGTCGGATCATATGCTATTCCTGCGTCATCTTGAATTAGACCATTAGTTCCAATAATCGCAACACGACCAGATGTTAAACTATTTGCCGATAAAGTATTTGCTACAATCGTATTTGATGTTAACGTGTTTGCTACTAACGTATTTGATGTTAATGCATTTGTCGATAAAGTATTTGACGTTAACGTATTTGATGTTAACGTATTTGATGTTAACGTATTTGACGTTAATAAATTTGTCAATAAAGTATTTGTTGTTAACATGCTTGATGTTAACGTGTTTGACGTTAATAAATTTGTTGATAAAGTATTTGATGTTAATGCATTTGTCGATAAATTATTTGCTACTAACGTATTTGATGTTACTACTCCAGAGTAAATTTGATTAACTGGATAAACACCCGCTACAACCGGAGTATTTGTTAAATCCGTTAATGTATTCGCTGTCGAATTGTATGATTGTCTAAAGTCATCTAATGTATTAGAAGCTGCTACGTTCATAAAAATGGGCATAGTTTTTCACTCTCTTTAGTAATTTTTAATAAAAGATATTTGATTTCTATTCATATTTATAATAAGAAAGAAAATAAAAATTCTATTTTGTATTAATATGTTGCGAGAACAGTTCTAGGACTTGGTACTCCTAATCCCGCAGGATTAATTGCATAACAATGCATTATAATATATCCAGATCCTACTCCATTGTATATTGGTGCGCCATCGTATCCAGTACCACCATATGCTATATTGCCTCCCGGATATTCCGAATCTCCCGTTCCGGCTGGTGTTCTGTAATTGCCAGTTGTGGTTGTTGCTGAACTAACGCCAGATCCACCAATAAACCCGGAGCCTCCACCACCGCCATTATACCACAGTGCAGAACCGCTATAATAGCCCCCACCACCACCTTCGCCTTGTCCTGAAGGATTGGTAGAATAATGTAACCAGCCTCCACTTTGAGTGCCTGGTTGAGCAGAACTAGCAGATGCTTGACCACTAGATCCTCCTCCTGCGCCACCAGGACTACTACTATTAGTGGCTCCACCTCCCCCGCCACCAGCCATAACCAAAGGACTACCGCTTCTAAATATCCCAGAAAATCCACCAGCATATCCTGAAAAAGTTGTGAATCCCGAACCATTGTTGCCGGGTGTGCCGACAGCAACTCTTAGTGTTTCTCCGGGAGTTGTGGAAATAATTGCGTCTGTAAATCCACCACCACCACCATTCCCATCATCAAGGTTGTTATAGTATCCAGCATTTGTTCCGCCAGATCCCCATACCTTGACTCTAATATAATTTGTTCCCGCAGGAATAGTGTAATTGGCTGCTGAACTGTCCCATTGTCTAGCAGAACTAAAAAGAACAGTACCAATATAATTTGAACTTGTTGTTCCCGTAACACCAGATGATAGAGATCCATTTCCTATTGCATTTGTCGCATAAACTGTAATCGTATATGATGTGGATGCAGTTAATCCACTAACACTAATTGGAGAACTAGCTCCTATAACTGGACTGCCACCATTTACAAATACAGTATAACTAGTAATTGCAGAACCACCATCATTTGCTGGAGCACTAAAACTAACTAATAAAGATGTCGTTCCGGCACCAACAGCACTTACGCTTGTTGGGACACCGGGAACAGTGGCGCCTGATCCACCAATCATCATGTTTATAACAGACATTATGTTAATCCCGCGCCATTAATTACAAACTCTCCGGAAGCAACACATAAAACAGTACATACACCTCTTTGTGCAAGAGTTCTATTGCCTGTGTTTGTTGTTCCCGCTTGTCTCAATGTAACACTAGTACCCTGGGTGATGGTAATTGAAGATGCTGAGTTGTTATAGATTGTTACGTTATCGCCGATAGCAAACACACCAGTATTAATAGTTACGCCTGCTGTTGTGTTAATAAATCTACCAATGTCAGCTGTTGTTGCTATGTATGAAGTAGACTGTGCATTCGGCGGCAATGATCTCAAATTACCATATACGTCATTAATAGAACCTCCAGAGTACACATTTCCCGCAATACCTGCGCCACCACCAATTGTCAATGCACCAGTCGTAGAACTAGAAGACGCTATTGTATTAGAAACATTTAAAGTCCCAGCAATTGTAGTATTACCAGAACTTGATATGATATTAAACTTATTTGTATTTACGTTAAAATTACCATTTAATATAAGAGTATTAGAAAAAGTTGTATTGCCAGTAACAGATAATGTTCCAGCAAATGATCCATTAGCATTTGAAGTCAATGATGCGACAGCTAGATTTGCATATGCAAAATTGTTTGCTGATGTTGAAATCTTTGTTGTTGGTTCAGCAGAATATGATTTAAATAGTTTCCAAGTATCGTCTAAAGAATCTCTAAAAAGACCAGTATGTACATTACCAGAACCTTGATTGTATTGACCAAAGATACCAATGTCAACTAAGTCTGATGTATTATTATTTGCTAATTGTAGTAGCGGATCATTGATGTTAATTTGTGTTGTACTAAGTTCAGTATTCGATCCAAAAATAGTTAGATTTCCAGTAATGTATGTGTTTCCGGAAACATAAAGACTCTTTGCGATTCCAACACCACCAGAAACTACTAGTGTTCCATTTAAAGGTGAAGTTGCATCTGTAGTTCCAGAAAGCGTTAAAACATCTGTTGTCGGATCATATGCTATTCCTGCGTCATCTTGAATTTTACCAGAAGTGCCAATTAATGCGACACGACCAGATGTTAAATTATTTGCCGATAAAGTATTTGCTACTAAAGTATTTGATGTTAACGTATTTGCTACTAAAGTATTTGCTACTAAAGTGTTTGATGTTAAAGTGTTTGATGTTAAAGTATTTGATACAGCCGTATTTGATACAGCCGTATTTGATACTAACGTATTTGATGTTAACGTGTTTGCTACTAACGTGTTTGCAGTTACAGTTGCGGCAATTAACGTTGTAGAAGTAATGCTGGTGTCAAATGCATTTACAGTATTGCTAATATTGTTTACCGTCAGTCTAAACTCGTCGAACGTGTTTGTCAACTCTAATTGTGATATTGGCATAGTTTTTCACTCTCTTTAGTAATTTTTAACAATAGATTTTTGATTTCTATTCGTATTTATATCAGAAATTAGACTAGAGAAGAAAATAAAAACCCACCAAAGATGGTGGGTTTCTTAGTTAAATAATACTATATTATTGTGCTTGTGCGTGTAATTTGGCTAAATCTTCTGCTTTTTTAGTTTCAATTTCATTTAAAATTACAGCAACTTCTTCATCAGTTTTATCTGGATAAGAATCCACCAATTTTCCATCAATCAATTTATATCTAGGCGAAAATGTAGATTGTCCTTTAGACAATTCAAATGACGCAATAGCATCTTTAGGTTCATCCTCTGGAAAAGCAAAATCCATTACACTCGCTCTATTTTCTGCAAAAAAATAAATTTTCATTTTTAAATTCCTATTTCGTTATTAAATTAAAATTAAGTGTTTTTAGCACCCAACAAGTGAGAAGGTAAAAGCATATAGTCAACAACTTGTCCCATTCCTGGATAATTTGTTGTATTTGTTACTGGCCAATATGGGATATAATAGCATCCATTTTGATTCACATGTCCTCCACTTGCACCACCCTGTTTTATATATTGTGATATTATATATGCGCCAGTATAGTTACCAGCATATCCATTTCCAGCATAATAAAACATCCAACTAGAATCACCATATGGAATACATTGTACACCATTAGTAGTGTCGGCATTCCCATATGCAGTATATGTATTATTTGTTTTATCGATCATATAGCATCTAACACCAGAACCATAATAATAATATGGACAAAATGTTGCTACTGATGTTCCATCTCTAGATGTAATTTGTCTTTGACCAAATGCTATACCTTGATCTCGACCATAAGAAGTTGTTACAGCCTGATTAGCAATATAAGTTCCTGTAATAGCACTTGTGCCACTTCTTGTAAATCTATATAAGTAAAAGCCGGTTGAACTAAAGAAAACAGAAACATAGACGTTTCCATTATCTGTTGTAATAGGTTTTAAATTATAATAAGATTCATTATTATTTGTTTGCCAATTACTGGCTAAACTTAATGTAGCATCAACACGAACAACTTCTGGTCTACTAAGAGCAACACTTGGACTAGGATATGCATCAAAGTCTACGTTTTGATATGTAAAACAATTGAATGATCCCCCCGAGCTGGCATAACTTAAAATTGTTAATTCTTTTCTTGCTCTATGATATGAAGCAGATCCTTGCATACTACTAGTCAAACTAGAAACTGTAAAGTCTGTCATACCAGCCATAGAATATGAGTGTGAACCATATAATCTATCTACAGCACGAATGACTCCACTAGTTAAAATATATACAATTCTTTTATTTAAATGATCGCTATTGATAGCAAATGAATTCAAATAATGTTTAACACTACTATCGAGTATCCTTGAATTAACATTATTAATTGTACCATCACTATATGCGTCGTATAAAGCATGCCCAAATTCTCCGCCATGATTAACTCCATTTAAATAATTACCAGAGTTAGTTGATACTGGATTAACACTATTAACAACAGGAGAAAATATACAAGCTGAAACTTGATTTGTAGAATCGTTAATATATGTAATATGAGATGGTCCATAATTATTATATCCACTTTCATATCCAACGTTTACCACAGAATTCATATTTGGTCCATAAAAGGCGACACCGGGACTATTGTTTGTTGTCTGATAAGAACATAATGAATAATATGCTCTTTTTCCAGAACCCGTTATGCCTGGATCAATACCTCCAGAAAATACATTTGAAACTTGATTTGCCATTTAATTTATCCTTTTCTTATTTTAAGAATCATTTTGGACCATAAACATTATCGGAAAGTAGTACATAGTCAACTACTTGTGTAAATCCTGGATAATTTGTTGTATTTGGTATAGTAAAATATGGAAAATAACCCCCCGAAACAATTGTATCCGATCTATGCCCACCAGTCGGTATTCTAGTATAAGATCCAATCATATATCCACCATTATAGGATGCAGGATAGGTGTTTCCAGCATAATAAAACACCCAACCATTATCTTCATATGGCATACATTGTATACCATAACTGGTGTCAGCATTGCCATATGCAGTATATGTATTATTTGTTTTATCGATCATATAGCATCTAACACCACAACCATAATAATAATATGGACAAAATGTTGCTACTGATGTTCCATCTCTAGATGTAATTTGTCTTTGACCATAGTTAATAGCTTGGTCTAAACCGTAAGAAGTTGTTACAGATTGATTAGTAATATAAGTGCCAGTAATAGCACTAGTACCACTTCTCGTAAATCTATATAAACTAAAATTATTTTGAGTAAAGAAAACAGAAACATAGACGTTTCCATTATCTGTTGTAATAGGTTTTAAATTATAATAAGATTCACTATTATTTACTGCCCAATTACTAGCTAAACTTAATGTAGCATCAACTCTTGTCACGCCAGGTCTATTTAATGCGATGTAAGGATCAGGATATGTATCAAAGTCTACGTTTTGATATGTAAAACAATTAAAAGAACCGCCAGTAGCGACATAATTTAAAATTGTTAATTCTTTTCTTGCTCTATGATATGAAGCAGATCCTTGCATATTAGTATTCAAACTAGAAACTGCAAAAGATCCAGTATTTTCCATACAACTATTATACGAACCATATAATCTATCTACAGCAAAAATATTTCCATTATATAAAATATATACAATTCTTTTATTTAAATGATCACTATTGATAGCACATGCATTCGAGATATGTTTACCATTACCGTATTGTCTTCCATAAATGTTATTAATTGTACCATCACTATATGCATCAATCATTGCGTTTCCAAATTCACCAGCTGCATTTGTAGAGTTTACATAATTACTAGTTCCGCTTTGATTTGGAGGGGATGCTGTTGAAGCTACAGATTCCCAAATAGATTCTCTATGCTGATATGTCGAAGTATGATTATAAACTATTTGACTTGGGCCCAATACCGAAGAGGCTCCCGTAGAACCAGTATTAAAAACACTACGAAATGATCTATCGTAAAAAGCAGCTCCATGCCATACGGTAGATGTATTTCTTGATAGCATTGCATAGTATGCTCTTTTTCCAGAACCAGTAATTCCAGAGTCTTTAAGTGTGGGAAAATTTGATGAGAGTGATGTTATTTGTGGCATTTTAGAATATTCTCATTCAATTTATTTGGGACCATAAACATTATCAGAAAGTAGTACATAGTCAACCACTTGTGTAAACCCAGGATAATTTGTTGTATTTGGTCCAGTAAAATATGGAAAATATTGACCAGCTAGAATTTGAGCATGACCTCCACCGATTTTTTTTGCATATGTAGCAAGAGTCTGTACACCAGTATAGTTTGTAGCATATCCATTTCCAGCATAATAAAACACCCAACCAGAATCTCCATATGGCATACATTGTGTGCCTAAGCCTGTATCATTATAACTATATGTAGTATATGTATTATTTGTTTTATCAATCATATAGCATAAAATACCACAACCATAATAATAATATGGACAAAATGTTGCTACTGATGTTCCATCTCTAGATGTGATCTGTCTTTGACCATATGCTATACCTTGGTCCAAACCATAAGAAGTTGTTCCAGCCAATGTTGTGATCAAAGTTCCTGTAATAGCACTAGTGCCACTTCTTGTGAAAGAATATAGTCTAAAATTATTTTGAGTAAAGAAAACAGAAACATAAACGCTTCCGTTGTCTGTTGTAATAGGTTTTAAATTGTAAAAAGATTCAGCATTACTTACTGCCCAACTACTAGCTAAACTTAATGTAGCATCAACTCTTGTCACACCAGGTCTATTTAATGCAACATAAGGATCAGGATATGTATCAAAGTCTACGTTTTGATATGTAAAACAACTAAAAGAACCGCCAGTAGCGACATAATTTAAAATTGTTAATTCTTTTCTTCCAGCATGATATGAAGCAGATCCTTGCATATTAGTATTCAAACTAGAAACTGTAAAGTCCGATGTATTAGACATCGGAACGCTATACGAACCATATAATCTATCTACAGCACGAATGACTCCATTATATAAAATATATACAATTCTTTTATTAGAATGATCACTATTGATAGCACATGCATTCAAATAATATTTAACATTACCAGAAACTTGTCTTCCATAAATGCAATTAATTGTGCCATCGCTATATGCATCAATCATTGCGTTTCCAAATTCACCAGCTGCATTTGTAGCGTTTACATAAGCAGTTGATGCAGTGGTAGTTGGGTTACTTTGTGTCGCTGACACTGGAGCCCAAATAGATTCAATATTCTGATATGTCGAAGTATTATTATAAACTACATGTGATGCTCCATAAGTATTATAATCATATATAATTCCTAAATTAATTAAAGGTCCTACAACATTTCTATCGTAAAAAGTTGCTCCACCCCATGTGGTAGATGTATTTCTTGATAGCATTGCATAGTATGCTCTTTTTCCAGAACCAGTAACTCCAGAATCTCGTCCACCGCTAAAAATTGTTGTAAGTTGAATTGCCATTTTAGATTATTCTCCACCCATAAGTTGAATTAACATACACCAATGATATTCCTGCGTTTACCATGTCAAGATAAAGTATATTATTAGCGCCTTGAACTTTGTTGCCGTTATTGTTAATAATCAATGGACGAGTACCAAATGTTCCAGCAACGTCTGCTACAACAACTCTAGAATTGTTTGCTGGTGATGCTGGTAATAAGATTGTAAATGAACCATTTGATGTGTCGCACATCAAACTATCTCCAGCAACTGCAAGATAATTGTTATTTGCTGTTGTTTTAATTGACCAAGATAGTGTGCCACTGTTGTTGTCAACATATGTCTTAACTGCCCATGCTGTAGGAACTGAAGTGTTAGCTGCACCAGTGAATGTTTGATCTGTTGTAAACGATGAAACTGTTGCACCAGTATTTCCAGTAAAACTTGATGCGTAAACGTTACCACTTACACCAACACCACCAGTTACAACCAATGTGCCTGTTGTATTACTTGTAGATGATATAGCACTATTTGCACGAAGTGTACCTACGAGTAACGTTCCGTATACATTGTTTGCATCTGAAAAATTAACTGCGTTATTGGGTCTAGTAGAGTTATTTGCAAACAACTTGAATATACCTGAATCGCTTGCGTCACGAACAAGGCCAGCGTATTTTTTACCACTAGATGTGTATTCACCAACTAAACCCAAATCAAGTACATCGGCGGCATTGTTTGCGCCCAAGAAAATCATTGGGTTGTCAACAGAAAGTGATGATGTAGAAACTGTATTACCACCACCACCAAGTGTAATTGTGCCTGTAATTGCTACGTTACCACCAACGTTCAAGTTACCAAGAAGACCAATACCACCGTTAACAACAAGCGCACCAGTCGTAGTGTTTGAAGATTGTGTATTGATAGTGATCGCAACTTTTTGTCCTGGAGTGATAACCATCTGTTGATTATTTGCTGGATCAGCAAAACCACCAGCACCAATAATGATTTGATTTTGTCTACCACCAGCACCAGTAGCAATAACTAAGTTACCATTTCCTGATGAACCATTCTTTGGTTCATACAATAGATAACCATCATCTGGACCAGTAATAGAATATGCACCTTGACTATATGTTGGGCTATTAACACCAGTTGAAATCCAACCATCTTCGCTATTACCAGTTGCTGAGTATGCAATAAACTCAGCATATCCATTTGCGCCAGTGTTTGTATTAACAATAGCGATATCATGTGAACCATCTATGTCACCAATACCAATAACTAAGTGCTGTTCTGGATCTTCACCACGATTATTGTGCCAAATTGTGCCTGCTAAGTATGACTCGCCTGAACCGATTGATTCAATGTGGCGACCAACCATGTTACCTGTGATAGTGTTTCCGGTAGTCATAATTGCGCCGTTAGCCGCAATCATATTAATAATTGAACCAGACTTTATATTTCCCGCAACAGTTAAAGCGGCAGTAGAAGAATTGAATGTGAGTCCAGATGCATCAGTAATTGATCCTGATGCCGCAACAAAAGGTACTCTACCCGCTGTAAGTGTGCTAACGTTCAATGTGTTTGCCGCAACGCCAGCGGCAAACAACGATTGAGTTGAAAACGTTGCTGGAGTTCCAGTCGTTCCATCAGTAAATGCGTTTACCGTATTGCTAACATTATTTACTGTTTGTCTAAATTCATTAAATGTATTAGACAATTGAACTTGTAAAATAGTCATAGTTAGTCTCTCTCTTTAGTAATTTTTAACAATAGATTTTTGATTTCGCCTAGATCGGATTTAATTTCATCAATTTCTCCGCGAATCAAGTCGATTTCATTTGTACTCTTATTTATATCAGAAATTTTTCTTTTTTGAATTTTATATTTCAAAAGAGAATTTACATCAGTATTCAATATTGCTTTTGAATTCGCATCTCTTTCAGTAAATCCATTAGTAGGTTCAATTATAGAAATCTTTTCTAAAACATAACTCATGCTAATGCAATTCCTCTTAAATTTTTAACTTTTGTTGAATAGCTTGGCGAACTCGAAAGAAACACAATCTTGATTGCGAAATACTTAAATCCTTGAAAGATTCTTGCATCTGGAGTAGTATATGTTACTGCATTATTTAGTACCCTGAAAATATCTTGCGAAGTTGTAACTGTAGAATAAACTGAATCAACAGTCAATGAAGTATTGTTTGCAATTGTTGTAACAACCTTTTGTGTTCTACCAGATCCTACAGCAATTGTATCTCCAATCTTCAAATCTTGAATGAATCTTGTTGATGTTCCAGTTACTGTTGTACTTACGTTTGAAATTGCAACGTTACCGGATAAAAGAGTAGATCCACCAGTTTTTATTGATGCTGGAATAATATATTTCTCTTCTTTATATTCTGTAGAGTTTAAAGAGAAAGTTTCGACTCCATCTAGACTCATTGCTGTATAGAATTTGTCATCAAATGCGTCTGTGTCATTTTCATTTAAAAGTTTACAATAGACTTTGATTGTTGTTCCTGGAGGTCTATTGACATTTAAATAAACAACTAAATCTGATGCTTCAAATCCATCATTCAATGTAATAACTTTTGTGATATATCTCGATTGTGATGAATATGGTCCTGCTGGATTTTCTTCATTACGAATCGACATTGTTTGACTTGCAGAATTCGTTGTTGTAAAGTTATTCAACACAGTCAAATATGTATTATTTGAAATCGAAGAAACTTTACGATACTCTGTACCAAATTTTGCATACTCGCCAGGAAACACTTCTGTTGTGAAACTTGTACCAGTACCAACAACAATATTATTTCCAGAACTATATGTTACCGTTCCACTAACGCTTGTTTGATATGAATTATTAATTTGATTCTTATCAAAGTGGAATAAAATATTCTCATCGTCAATGTAGGGAGTAATATACTTGTTCGTCGTAGCTAATGTTGCTCTCAACTGTAAAGATTTAAATCCGTTAGTTGTTTCTGCGCTAGTTGTAGAGATTTGTTTTCTGGAACGAGATATCAGCCTTTCATAATTTTTGATTGTTGTATAATCAGAATCTACAGCATATGAAGAATCAGCAGTTTTAATTTCATATGTGATAGACGTTCCGGGAAGAACTTGATCACTAATAGCAGAAGTTAATGCATCGTATGAGAATGCAGTAGAAACAGGAATATTATTCCAATAAGCATATTTCGCAGTAGTATCAAATTCAGCAATTCTCATTGTAAATTTCATATCAATATTTTGTTTTGCTGTCCATGCTCTATCATTAGATGAAGTGTATAGCATACCACTATTATATGCTTGTTCGATTCTTGTTTGTTTGTTTGGATTCGTTACATCAATCGCACCTAGTTCGGCAACCCAAATTGCAAAATCCGCATCATTGTTTTCTGGTTTAACCGCAAAGCAATAATCATTACCAGAACTTAAATAGATTGGGTTTTTAAAACTAAATTTTGTTGGCAATGTAGCATCTTCACTAATTGCAATATCTTTATTGTTGACAATTGCAAGATCTCCATCGCTAACAAACTGAGGTGATGGAAATCCATTTTCAAGTTCGCGAAGTTCTACTGTAACATTTCTATTATTATCTTGTGATTTTGTTCTAAAATATAAATCAATAGATGTTAAGTAGAATCCTTTTGGATATGTATCTGGATCAACATAGAAACTCTGCGATAATGGATCAACACTTCGAACTGGAGGTGGAGGAATAGGAACACTAGAAACTTCAACTCGCTGAGTCGATACTACTTTTCTTCCCAAGTTAGTAATGTTATTTGTATTATTAAATGAAACATTAAACGGGCGAGAATTGATTGTAACTGTACCAGTCTTTTGAATGATACCTTGTGCAAAAATATTATTTCTTGCACTTGTCAATGTCGTACCTTCAGAGTTTGTAGGACTATCTGTTACTTTAAATTCACGTTGTCCTGTGTAGAAAGTCTTAGATGGAACTTCAAATAACAAATAAATTTGATTGTTCTTTACTGTCAATGGTTGTGCAGTGTTTGCTCCGTCAGCAATTACACGCCACGATACATTCTCATCTCCCAATTCAATATTTCCAGTTGTAGTGTTAGCTACAAATTTAGAATTTAATGTTTGTAGAGTAGTAGAAGAACCAATCAATTCGATTTGATAGCAATTTGCTGTAACATTAACTCCATCAAAGAATGCATAAACTCTTGAGTTATTTTTTAAACCTCTAGCTTGAATAACAAATTCTCTTTTACGCATCCATAATGCTGCTTCAACTTGAACAACACGATCAAATTTAACATCTTGTGTCGATGCGGTTGTTTGATTACCAGCAGCTAATTGATTGTATGCAATTTGTGTAGTTTGTTGCAATGCTGTAGTAACATTGAAATTGCCAACTTGCGTTGTTTGATTTGTTCCAGCTTGAATTGTGGTTTGTTGTGTACCACCAAGCCATTTTTGATTTAAAGGTGCAACTTCTGTATTCCAAGCATTAGTTAATGCTTTCCAGTTGTCTGCACCCTGATCGTCATTGTATACTACAGCTTTGTCTGGATCATTTATTGTATCAAAGAAGTTATCAGTAAATGGCATTGCACTCAATTCGCCAGTCCAAACAAAGTTTAGTTCTTCTGCAAGCCTTAACTGCTTAGAAGCATATTGTTGCTTTAATCCTGGTGCTTCAACTTCAGTAAACGGCAACATAATTTTGTTACCATTATTTAAAACTGTTGTTGATGTTGCGCTTACATAACGAACACCAACAGTATTTGAATTGTCTTGTAAACAAGTTAAAAATTTATTCTTCTTATCGATAGAACAATCTTTACCGTCAGTTGATGTTGATGCAACTGCCCATCCTGTAAATGGATCAACAACGATGCCGTTCTTAAATCTATCAATACCATCAGCATCTAGCTCAGTTGTATCTGTAGCTTGTTTTTCTAAGAAACTTAGTGATGTAAAATATTCTAGTCGTTCAACCCTTTCATTTAGTTTTGCAACATCGCGCATTGTAAATCGTTTGTTTTTCAACAATCTAATTTTAACATCTGATGGCGCAGACGGATATGGCGGAATAATTAATTCAGCAATTTCTAATGTATCTGGTTTTGTTGGCGGAGACTCAGCTCTCTGATTTCCAGCTTGAACGGGAACTCCATCATTGATACCAAATACACCACGATTATTAATGTATACTTTAGAAACTCTACCCTTGTAGTAAATTAGATCGGAGTCGAAATCTGAACCGGATTCAGGAATACGAAGTCCGAACGTCGGAACTTGATACGTTCCAACATCAATAGGATTCAAAGATGTATTTGCTGTTTTGATTGGTCTAAAATCAATACAGTCACGCAACTTATAGAATGTCTTAGTTATTGGACTTGTAAAGTTTGGAATATTTGAAGTAGTGATCGTTGTATTTGATGTTGTCGTATCACTAATTGGATATGAATCGATAGAAGCATATCCTACACCCTGTGATGTATCATGAGTGAAATTATCAAAAACTGCTAACAATCTACCAGTAGGAACATAACCAGCGATTGGTTTAATTGTTCCATGCTCGTATGCATAATCCCTTTGTCCATTATCTAATGTATAATACGATGTGACATTTGTATTTGATGTTGATGCTGCAACAGAAAAAGAAGACGATTGATATACTGCTCTTAATTGATAGATATCGCCATATCCTAGACCGAATGGACCAGAGATTCCATTGATATGTGTGTTTGGATTAATGTTTGCTTGAGTTGCATAATTTAAAGTTTTAATTTTCTCTTTTGCACTAGAACGATCCATCGAAACAATAATGTCCGCAGTGAATGTTGCATTCTCTTGAACATCGATTGATGCAGTTCCAGGAGAAGAAATTGTTACGCTTCTTGTACTTCCTTTACCGCCATTTGCTGAAAGAGATAAAACTGTACCAGATGGAATAACTTTAGTAAATGTGTTTGCCGTTGATCCAGTTGTATGTGTAGATGTTAATATTAACGAAGTTGCATTTGCAATAGATGCAATTTGTCTAGTTAAACTATTAACTTTAATTAAATCGCCAACGTTCAATTGAGTATTAAATGAAGTTGAAGATCCTGTTACTGTGTTAGATCCAGCGCCAATTGTAACAGTTCCAGACAATGTAGAAGTTTCTACGTTTGCTCCAGCATTGTTAACGATAAGCATGTAATAATTATTTTTTTGTGTACTATTTAATGTTCCCGTACCAACGAATGTTTCAGTAACAACGTCTGTAGCAACAGTAGCAACACCAGAGGAGAATGAAACCGTAAACTTCTTTTTAAATCTAAAAGCAGTTTCAATATTTTGTGAAGAATCTCTAATCGTTTTAATTGCTTGATACGGTAGTGGGAATATCATTGTATTAAAAGATGTTTCTTGTAATACAGCTCCCGCTGTTGTAACGACAATATCAGCAAAACGCTTTGGAGTTGTGGAATCATAAATGGAACGAACATCGGAAAAATTCTTTCCAGAATTCATTGTGATTTCATACAAGTATAGATAATATCTTGCGTCTGATGTGCCCTTGGTTCCACTTACATATTCGATAGAACGAACTCTAGCAGTTCCTAATTTATTTCCAGTTACGGTTGCCGTAGAATGTGCTAAATTTGTAATAGCTTGTTGTGCTATATCATATAAATCAACCGTCTTTGATTCCATGATATCCCACGCGCCCACCAATTCTCTAACTTCAATATATTGTCCATAGTTGATTTGAGTCTTAGTTTGTTGTACATAAGATGTACTAAGTCCCTTCTCAATTTCAACTGGCGTCTTTGCAATAATTTGATTTCTATATCCAGACACATAAGCTGTAAATGGATCGACTTCAACTAAAAGTAAATTTGTATTTCCGCCTTCGGTAGATGTATATCGTCCACCATTTGTTCCGTTTAATAGATGTTCGCGAACCGTAACAATCGGATCAACTAAAGTATAGTTGCCAGATTCTTCTTGTGTGCGTTGTGCTAAAACATCTTCTAATTTACTATCAACGCTAATTGTTTTTCTTTTTCTAGCAACACCAGCATCAATTTCTGTAATAGTGACGAATTCATTTTCATCAGTGGTTTCAGTTAAACTAATTTTAGTAAGAGTTGTATCGATTTTAAATCGATCTGCTCCAGGTGCTTGATAGTTTGGAGTTCCCTGTGCATTATCCACAAGTGATTGATCTGAAATATAATCAACGAATGATTTAGTAGGAACTAAACCAACTTTATATGATGGAGTATTTGTATATTTGTCTAGAATAATTGTTTGTGTCGAATTTTTAACGAAGTGATCTGCAACATAAACAATGCCTTCAGAAATTGTGATCTTAGATCCATAGTTGTAAACTGTTTCTGTCGAAAGTCCTGCATCTACTACATTTCTTGTAGCATCTGTTGTTGCAGCACTTGCATATGATCTTCCAGTTACATTTGTTGTGAAAAGTGTTTCTGAGTTTGAAAATTTAGTATTTGAAGTATAATTTGCAACCGACGTGACATTAATTACTTGATCACTACTATTACTTAGTGTCGTATTTGCTGTTGTTGCTGTCAATGTTCCACTAGTGTTGGAGACATAAATTTTGTTTGTGCCAGTAATAGGATCTGTATACCAAGCCTCAATTGTTCCAGTATTACCAGTAGAAAATCTAATTAAGTTTCCGACCTGTAATGTTGATGGAGCAACGTTTGTCGTTAGAACTTGAGTTCCATTTGTAGCATAGCTAACAAATAAAGTTTTTGGATCATTACCATCAATATCTGTTACTAATCCGCAATATGCTTTGATACCACTAGATGCTCCATAAACTATACTACCACTAAAACTATCAACATTAACCTCAGATCCATTATATAATTTTTCAAGTTTTACAAAACTTAAATTTAAATCTAAATTTTGTTCGCAGCCACTAACTAGAGCGCCTTGCTTGAAAAAATATTCAGCAAAGCGTCTAGTTTGTATTTGTTGAAGAGTTTGTGCTTGTGATAGTTCTCTAGCTTGAACCGCACGACCTGGTCTATATAAGATCCTTACAAACTTTTTGTCTTCGTCATAATCATCAAAATATGGACTGGTGTTTAAGTCTATTCCACCAGGATTAGTATTTGCCATTTATTTCAAACTCGCTTTCTTGCGTTGAATTAGAATTGAATAATTAATTTAACGTCTTCAATTTGGTCAGCCGCTCTAGAAATTGGCACTCTATTTTCAACATAGATAATGTCGCCTGTATATGGTTGCAATCCGGGATTCGTGATGACTTGAATAGTTCCTGTAGCACTCGATGTTCCACCAGAAACAGATGTAGAATTTGCAAATGCTCTGTGTACTGGTAATGTTGTGTATAAGTTTGGCGTAGTCCATTCAATAACAGATGCTGTGTTAGAACCACTTGTTACTGTCTCATCTGCTAAGAACGATCCAGAAATACCAGTTAACTGATATTTATATGATTGTCTATAAGATGCAGCAATTGCTCTTGTGGTTGTGCCATATAGATATGGATCGCGAACAATACCGACTTGACGGAATTCATTAGCTGTAGAGAATGTGTTAGATTCATTCCCGTCTAGACGAACGTTCAACATAATGTATTTGCCGCCGAGTTCTTCAACAGCATTTGCTCCATGACCGTACTTTGGAGAAATGACTGCAGTGGCAGCTGCAGCACCAGAACCAAATGTAACTGTTGCTCTTGAGTATCCTGTTCCAGGATTTGTAATTGTAACTGCTGTAACTGAACCTGAAGAAATTGTCGAGTTGGCAGTAGCGCCTGTGCCATCTCCGGTAATAGTAACTGATGGAGCTGAAGAATACCCAGATCCACCAGCAGTAACTCTAACAACGTGGATACCACCATCGATTGCTGCTGTTTGAACGCCCCATTGATTCGTGCCGTCATCAGAATCTAATCTTTGTACTGGAATATAACTATTCGTTAGATATTTCAATGCTCTGGCAGTAGTAACTGTGTACATGTATTTCCAAATATAACCGTCAGAAGTTGTAAATGGCGATGTACTTGTTCCTGTTGGCTTTGTTGTCGAAGCACCACCACTTGCATTCCACAAACACTTGTAAACATTATAATCTTCTGTCATGACATAAAAGTTGTCAGTTTCAACTAAGTTTGTATCGAGGTCATCATAATAAACATAAACTGTACCAGAAGTCCAATCGAAGCGAGGAATCGCATGTGTCACATCAGATGCATTGATACGTTTTACCGCATACATATCACGCCATGGAGTATATTCGATATTTGCAGTGGAGTTTACTGGAGTCGGTGGATTGTTGTCGTCTGGAAATGTTGTATTTTTTCCAATGAACAAATACATAATAGTATTTGATGCTTCCGAAAATGCTTCGGCAAATTGTTCTGCATTATGTACTCTAAATTTGCTAGTTACGATTGATGCCATGAGGGATTCTCCTTTTGGATGCTACATTTGAAGTTATTTTTCATTTACTTATTTATACAAGTTTTTTTTCTATAGTGACATATTTAGATAAACATTTTTATATCACCTTATATGCATTGACACCACTAAACGAATTTATTGGTAGCCTATCAACAACCATATATGTGGTATTTCCAATACTTTCTGTTTTAAAATATTCATTGTTCGCCGAAACAACATCACTTAAATTAAAGTTTGTAACAAAATCTGTGCCTGATCCAGCGAGTATTGAAGCCGTTTTTGAGCAACTTTTATAGCGAATATTTTTTATAGGAATCAGTTTGTAAAGTAAAATAGGAATTTGAGAATATGATATATTGCTTGATGACACAGTTCCATTAATGTTCTTATATGTTATATATGTTCCTGAAGTTACTGGTGCTTGAGCATAGGTTTTATCAAAAGTTTGTAAACTAAAAATATCTTGAGTTCCTGGAATAATATCATTGGGAGTCAAATTAGAAATATTGAACGTCAAATTGGAGATTGTCGATATTTTAACATCTCCGTAGTTTGTTGCATATGCTGATTTAGAACTTTGTGATTTAATGACAATTTCATCCCTAAACACATCAGTAGGATTTGTTCTATTACTATTTCGTGGAGGATTCGATTGTCCGGATGAAAGTGGTGATGGAGATGCTTTAATCGTCTTATCATATACTGTATTTTTGTATATATCAAATTGAATATCACTCAATGAAGAAATTGGAAGAGATGCATAATCATTTAAAATTTCTTCGTCATATATTCTATCTCTAAATCCATTTCCCTCAAATGATACGACAATTGCTGTATTTGAAGTTACTGTGGTAGAGTCTGTTATGTCTGTTATTCTAGTTTTAGTGACCTTATTAACTATAGTTGGATAGTTAGAATAAAGAACGTTAAAATCCGATATTTCAAATGTGGGCGAAGTTACTTCGTAAATACTCTGTGGTAAAAGATCAGTAAATCGTTTAACTTCAACTTCGCTTAGAGCGACATCCTTTATTATTTTCTCATATAAAGGAGTAATATTTGTGCGTGTGTTTACTTTTAGTGTATAATTCCTATCTGCAATAGGAGTAACAACTAAATTCATGTCAGATAAATTTTCAGGTTTAATTAAACATTCTTCGAATATGTTATTACCGATAAGTGAAATTTCAACATTAGCAAATTCATCCAAGAATTTTTCTTGATATAGAACTAGTCTCTTTGCATGATTGATTAATTTATACTCTTGTGCAGATTTTATAGTCGTGTCCGCCAAATCTGTACTAAAAGTTTTTATTAAACGTGTATATGTTTTTTGATAATTTATGTAAATATCTTTAAAATTTGAATCATAGCATGTTATCGGTGTTTCTTCGTATGCACTTTGTGCTGTATAGTCGCTTAATTTTACATCCTGAATTGCGCCAACATGCAAATCTTCAAAAAATACTCTATGAAGACCTATTGTAGAATTCTTACCAGAAAACTTTTCAAATTTTGTTGCATTAGAACGAGAAAATGAAGCGGCAGCATTCGCATCAATTGAAGTATTTCTATCAACAAAGAATAAATCAAATGTAGTATCTTGTCTAGAAGATACGGTTAAATCTTCCCAATCTTCTATTACTACATTTTGTGTTTGTACTAGTCTCTTTGCATGATTGATTAATTTATACTCTTGTGCTGATTTTATAGTTGTATCAGCTAAATCGGGACTAAAAGTTTTAATTAAACGTGTATATGTTTTTTGATAATTTATGTAAATATCTTTAAAATTTGAATCATAATAATTTATTGGTGTTCCTTCATACGCACTTTGTGCTGTATAATCACTTAATTTTACATCCTGAATTACACCAACATGTAAATCTTCAAAAATTACTCTATGAAGACCTATTGTAGAATTATTACCAGAAAACTTTTCTGAATACTGTGCACTAGAACGAGAAACTGAAGCAGTCACATTCGCATCAATTAAAGTGTCCTTATTAACGAAGAATAAATCAAATGTAGTATTTTCTCTATCGGATATAGTTAAATCATTCCAATCGTCTATTAATACATTTTGTGTCTGCACTATGCGTTTTGCATGATTAATTAATTTATATTCATGTTTACTTGGATCGGATACTGATGTGCTTGGATAAGATGGTCCAGTAAATAAAGTCATCAACCCATTTGCTTTACCAGTAACAACATTAGTTGCAGTAGGTTCTTCAATTCTAAACACCCATCTAATTTGAGAATCTAAATGTATTACTCCGACTGAAATAGATGATCCTGCAAAAGTAACTTTGTATTTTTGAAGTTCATTAACTAAGTCTGATTGAAGATCAATCGCATTAAAAATTTGAATTTCGCCAAAAAATTGTAAACCAGTAGGGTGAACAATTTGCTTTAACGTATCCGCATACGATTGAAATGTTAAACCGCTCTTAATAACATAAGAATAATCTTGATAGTAATATGAGTCTTGAATTTTTTTATAATCAATTTTTCCATCATCATTCAACCAAACACCATCTCTAATACCGAGTCCAGAAATAGTTGGGGTCAATATTGCATTGCCATCGCCAGTGGTATTTGCGTATGCATTTGCTGTGCTATAATTAATACCAAAATTTGAAATTTGAATAGCACGAATAGATCCAATACCAGTAACATTATTTGCTGCGTCTACAATAACGTTTGCACTTTTGCCTTGTATGTTTGTTGCAATTAAACTTGCACCCGCACCAGTTGTCGTATTAATTGTGATTGCTGGTAGATTACCAGTCTGATATCCAGAACCAAAATTAGTTAATTCGATTCGTTGAATTGGTCCAGTGACGTTCCAATCTTCATTTTTAATAATGTCGTAATAACTACCGTCAGCAGTCATTCGTTGACCATCTTCAAACAATAAATCAAATGTCGTACTCTCTACAACGGATGCAATTCTACCGGCTGCATTTGCACCAGATCCGCCTGTAAATATTAAAGTGTTTCCAACTCCATAATTAGAACCAGGATTACTTATTGTGATTAATTTTTCAGTTAGTAATCCTAAAGATGTGATTGTACTATCTTGTAATGTGATGACAGGTTTTCTAAAATATCCACTACCTCTATTGATAATAGAAACTTTTGAAACTTCACCAACAGTATATGTGTTTGCGCCTGAAGTTACTGTGTATGTGTTTGCAATTTCAGTAACTTGAACAATCAATCCAGAACCACCAGTATCGGTATTGTTGATTGTTGCATAAGTATTTAATTGATATCCATGTCCAATAGAATTTACTTTTAAAGAACTAATTGGAGATTCTTTAATAGAAATAACTTTTGCTTGTGCTTCTGAACCATCACCATAGATTGTAATAAGATCACCATCTTTATATCCAGAACCACCATCTATAATGTTAATTTGAGATACAATACCATAGATATTTGTAAATAAATTTTCATCATTGATGTCATAAATTTCTTCCCCGCCAGCGAATGTTCCGCTGACAAGTTTTAATGTCATCTCAGCAACTTCTCTAGATCCAATAAAAAATTTCTTAATATCTACTATGTTCGCAAGATATCCTGTAGTTCTTCCACGAATTGTTTTATTTAAGAATGAAAAAATATCTCTGGCATACAGATTTCCAAACAAATCATATCCATATGCAGAAGCAATAGTTCTAATGATTTGTGTTTTTTCAAATTTGCCATCAGAAACACGAAGAAGATCTGTTCCAGGATAATAAAATTCAATTTCTTGATCATACAAAAGTCTGAATAAAAATCTATAAGATTGTTCAGTCCCTTTTGATTTGAAAAGATCTTTAAAATGTTTTGCAATTAAACGCTTATCGCCATAATAAGTGGACGGAATACTAGGATATAATTCATTTTTTAAATATAAAACATATTTGTCAATAGATGTTTCTATTTGTCTATAGTTTAATATATTACCCGATGCTCTTACTACATTATCTTTAATTGAATATACCGTAGAAGATGCATTTGACGTTGAACCAACAATTGTTTCATATTGATCGAATATTTTTATTTCGCTTGAAACTTTTACAATTAATTCTGTAGATGTTACTTGAATTACTTTGCCGATAGCACCACTAGTATCACCTAAAATAATTTCACCTACAACAAATGTTCCAGTCGTATCATTTAATGTTATAGTTGTAGTTTGTAACCATTCATAATATGCTTCCAGAAAAAGTTGAAATTTTTCTGAATCGATTGAATTATTTTCTCCAATGAGCGAATTGACGCTCATTGATGGTTTGAAAAATGCGTCGTTCATCTTTATCTATTGACTAAACTTATTGTTTTATCATCAATCATCGATACGCTAATATCTTCATCACGAATTGAAATAATCTGATTTCTTAAAGGAAGAACGTCTTTACTTGCTGGAATTGCAGTTAATTTTAAAGTTGTGCCACCATCAGCAAAAGCTGTTGGAGCAAAATTTGACAATATAATTTTTCCAGTAGTATAGTTAATTGTTCCAGCATTATTTTGAAGACCTACGGTAGTCACACCAGAAATTCTATAGATTCTTATAAATCCAGCATTATCTTCTAGAAAACAATTTGTATACCCACCATAAGAAAATTCATTCGAAGATAGTTTATTGCCAGCTCCATAAGGATGCGTTGTAGTTCTTAATTTAGTAGTGTCATCTAGTTCATTAGAAAAATTAATTTCATATCTAACACCAATTCCCAATTGAACATCAAGTTCTTTTCTAATACTCATTGTTGTAATATTACTTAAAATTGATCTTTCACTAGCATCAATTAATCTAGACAATTTTGAATATCTAAAATACTTTGAAAACTTATTAATGTCGGTTAGATTATAATTTTGAATTGTTTGTGTAACAATTGTTTTTATATCATTTGAACTTAGACGAGTAGAATCTGAATCATATTTGACTACTGTATTTAAAATTATATAAATGTATTCTGGATCAACAATTTCGGTTGTAACCGTAAGAATTTTCTTAGGAGCAATGATAGAATTGATCAAATTTAATTTTTCGGTAGCAGTTAACACAGTTCCAGAAACTGGCTTAACAGCAATAAAAACTTTTCCATAGTACGGGGGATCGTTATCTTCTCCTCCCCAAACAACTACAGAATCCACTACACTTTGTTTTAAAAGTAACGCTTTATAATCATCTGCAGTAATTGCTCTATTTTGTGCTTCATATGCTTTTGGAGCATTGAATTTGATTGAATCTGTTGATTCTCTATTATTACCTCCAGCTGCTGGACTTGTTGCTGAAAATGCGATTTTAGTAATACCAGAAATCGATCCAGAATAAGAAAGATTTTGAATGTCGTTTGCAGCAGAACCATTAGTAATAATATATTCAAAAACTACAATGTTTCCATTATCTAATGCAACTCCAAATGTTCCGTCTCCAAATTTTACTTCAAACTGACCATCTTCGACTTCTTCCAAAAAGAAAACTCTAGATGATGCATTTACTTCGACTAGATTTTCTGCAGATACAAATGTTCTTGATGTACTATCTGTAGAAGAGTTTAAAACTCTAACAATTAAAGTTGTTGTGTCTATATTATAATTTGGAATTAAAAATCTTTGTTGTTTATCAGAAACATTAACGGTATATCGTCTTGTTAATAAATTACCTTCCACCAGGTCGATTGTTCCTATATATCCTTCGGCAGAATATACAATCACAGATTCCGTATTTAAGAATGTGTATGTCTTTCCATCAATCGATCCAGAGAATGTCGTATATCCTGGAATAGTGACAAATGCTGGGCTTCCAGTAACGCTTACAGTAATAGTTCCAGAAATTGAAGCTGATGTTGTTGATCTTGGAGTATAGTTTAATGACTTTGCTAAATTGACAACTGAGTTTCTTTTTTGTGCTGTCGAAAGAAATGCTTCAGATGCGACCATATTTAAATAGAATGAATTGTAATATGTATTGTATGCTAGTAAATCTAGCAAAACACTCATTCCCGAGCCATCAAAATTATAGTCTCTAAATTCGTCTTGATTTCTTAGATAATTAATGAAGTTGCTTTTGATTCCATTAAAATCTAATTCATCTAATTTTAGATTATTATCTGCAGCCATTTTACGTTGACCTTGAAATTGTTGTTTCTAAAGTTGAAGTTGAGCCAGTATTATTAATCGTATAACTCAAATTCATAGTAAT